CGGCGACGATCTCGTGGATGGCCCGCAGCTTGATGGCGGCGCCGCCGGAAGTCGCTTTCGGTTTTGCCGGGGCATTGGCCGCCAGTTCCGGCTCGTCCGCATACGCCTCGAGCGGTGGCAGTTCCTGCCGGGCAGGAGCCGGATCGAATCCGGCGGCCTTGGCGGCGGCGTAGAGGGTGCCGAGCCCCAATGCCCTGCCGTTGAACCCGCCGAAGGATGCCCAGTGATAGCGGCAGTCCTCGATCCCGTCGTAGGTCTCGCCCTTGGCACTCCACTGGTGCCACACGGCAAAGCCTTCGTCCGATCCACCGGAGGCGTGGTGCAGCGCCATGCCCACCCGAATCCACTGCTCGTAGCCGTCCGGGTGCAGATGCGCGAGAGCGGCCTCTGCCCGGTCGCGCTCGGCGGCCCAATGGGCGGGCTTCGCGGTCGGCAGGGGCGCCAAGTCGCGCGCCTCCACGAAGCGCCGCTCTTCGATGAGTCCGGCCGGCAGCGGGGCGATCGTGTCGCCGATGAAGTCGCCGCCGTGGAGCGGCCACCAGATCATGTAGCCACCATTGGCCCGCAGGTCGAGCCCGTTGCGCGGGCTGCCGCCGAGCATCAGGTTCGTGCCGGTCTGGTAACGGTCAGTCGAGCGAAAGACGTAGTGCAGTCCACCGCGGACGGTCTTGTGCGAGCGGGTCGAGCAGAGGAGGTCTGTATGCTCGGCGATCCACGCATGGGTCGCCTGCGTCGCCTTGTCCGGGTCGTAATCGACGACGACCAGGTTCGTGCCCTGCCCGGTTGGCACACCGACGAGTGCATCAGGCCACTGGCGCCACCACGCCCGAATGACCGAGACATCCTGGCTTGCCGCGTGAAAGCCGGATTTCACCAAGGGCGACTTGTTCTGCGCGCAGGGAAAGACCGGGTATTTGCGGGCGAACGCGACGATGCGTTCAAGCTCGGCGACGCCGAACACGGCGGCCATCACTCTGCCGCCTCACCCGATACCTTGCGAATAGCGAACGAGCCGAATCGCTCCTTGTATTTCAGGAGGTGGGCGGCGTTGCTATGTAGCCTCGCGGTGCACTGCCCATAACGGTTGCGACTCAGGAATGCTATTTGTGAGCCGCCTAACAAGAACCCTACAACGCTCGCACCATTCCAACGATCGGTGCCCATGTATATTCCGCCCACGTTGAAATGCCCGCCCAACAGCAAGGCGCTGCCGAGTTGGTGTGCCTGCCAGTCAAGATCCCTCATGGTGGCGCCATCCAAGGGAGCAACAAAAACTGGCTGACGCAGCACATCGGCGTAACTGCTGGCTTGGGCAACGCCGCTGCAAAAGGCGGACGCCTTCCCGCCGGTCGATCCGTGGTTGCAGGTCTTGATCTCGATGTAGATCGGAATCTCTGGCAGGCACTGCAGGAACACCCGGATATCCGGCCTAAGCCCATGACGGACAATGGGTTGCCTCACGAGAGAGTGGCAGAATGGTCGGAGTTGCTCTTCGACGAACTCCTGCGCGTCGGCCTCCTTCTGGAAAACGATCATTCCCGGCCCTTCCCTGAAGTTCCCTCGCGCGGGAATGCCTGCGCGAGTAAGACGGCGTCATGAACGCGCTTGCGGATCACCGGGACGATCAGGCTCTCGATGAACTCGCTGATCGTCGTGCCGTCGATGTTGCAGATAGCCACGAGTGCGCGGTGATCATCGGGATCGAGATACGCCCGCACGTCCTTGCGCTCGAGGCTCATGCGGCGGCCCACTTTGCCCGGCCGCGCTTGAAGTTGCAGCTATGACAGACGGGCGTGACGTCGAGCGGCTTGCTGTAGTCCCGATGGTCGTAGACCACGGCAGGCTTGCTGCAATCTGCACACGGTATTTCGCCAGTGAGATACGGCAATTCGCCGCGCTGCTTCGCGAGCGAGACGGCCGAACCAGCGCGAGCACGGGCTGCGTAGAAGCTGGTGCTACGCCGTCTGCTCACGCCAGCTTCCCTGCCCTCAGCCTTGGCGCGAGGAAGTCATGCAGGGTCTGAACACGGGTGATCGTCGGGTCGGACTGGTAGTCGCCCGCGAACTTCTTCAGCCACTCGTAGGTAACCGGCGGGCCGGCTCCTTCGGCGATCTCGCGGAGCGACAGTTCGGAGCGTTCGAGGAGGCTTCTGGTCTTGCTGAGGAGGTCGGTCATGGTGGGCCGAGTCTAGGGAAATCTTTCCCGTTCTGTCAAGGAACACTTTCCCACGGCTGCGGGAAAGAATCGGCCATGACCAAGCGACCGCTCCCGCGGCACACGCTGGCGAAAAATCTCAAGCTGCTGATGTCGGCTGCAGGACTGAAAGCACCCGAAATCGCCAGGCGCTCAGGCGTCGATCCGAAGACCGTCAACAACATGATTCACGGCCGATTCGACCCGCGGCCCGAGAAGGCAGAACAGGTCGCGGCCGTTTTCGGCCTGTCAGGCTGGCAATTGCTGATTCCCGATCTGCCGGCCGACATGCTGAAGAACGGGACGCTCGAGCAGTTGATCGCGAATTACGTATCCGCATCGCCCGAGGGTCGCGACAGCATTAGCCGTGTAGCGGAAATAGCGGCGAAGTACGCGAAGAGCTGATCTGGGCTGCGGCCGGTTATGTCGCGTGCCTGCATGCGGGAAACTTTTCCTTGACAGCGCGTCCGGTTTCGGGAATTCTTTCCCGCGTCAACACCGGAGACAGCCCACATGACCGCCGCCAACACCGCCCTTGCCCTGATCGAGATCGCAGAGCGCCACGCCGGCCGCAACCCGTCTGCCGCGATGTGCCTGTCGGATGCCCGCATCCACTACGTCAACGCCGACCCACGCAGCGCCGCCCGCCGCGCGCTAGCCTCGCTCAAGCACTCCGTCGGCATCCTGGACGGTGACTACGCACGCGCCGCAGCGCTGGCGCCGGAGGCCGCGTGAGCTCCTTCGACACGACTGCCTTCTTCGACCTCGCCGGCACGCTGGCGCAGAACGGCTACCTCGTCGCCGTGCTGGTCGGCCTCCTCACCTTGGTGAGGCTCGCGCGATGAAGCCTGAGCAACTCGCGCAGCGCAGGCGCTACATCGGCGCCTCGGAAGCCGCCGCCGCCTGTGGACTTTCACCTTGGCAGACGCCGTTCGAGCTGTGGCAGTCGAAGACCTCCGACGGCAGCGGCGATACCGACTCCCCCGCGATGGAATGGGGCCGGCGCCTCGAGGCCGTGGTGCTGGCGAAGTACGCCGAAGACACTCGCACGACACCGGAGGCGCCCTGCGCCTTCCGCGCCTCCTTCGCCTATCCGTGGATGGGCTGCACGCCCGATGCGCTGCTGCCGGATCGCGTCGTCGAGGTCAAGACGGCCGGTCTTGCCAAGGCGCGCGAGTGGGGCGAGCCCGGCACCGATGCCGTGCCGCTGCATTACCTGCTGCAGGTCACGCACCAGATGATCGTCACCGGCCGCAAGAAAGCCGATATCCCGGTCCTGATCGGCGGCAGCGACTACCGCGTCTACTCCGTCGACTACGATCCCGAGCTCGCCGCGATGCTGATCGAGCGGCAGAGCGAATTCTGGCTGTGCGTCGAGTCGCACACGCCGCCGGACGTCAAAACCATCAAGGATGCGACCTCGCGCTGGCCGGTGGACACCGGCTCGACCGTGATCGCCACGGCCGCAGTCTTCGATGCCGTCTCAAAGCTGCGCGAGATCGAGGAGCGGCAGAAGGCGCTTGAGGCCGATGCGGACGCGCTCGGACTCGCGGTGCGTGCCTGCATGGCAGAGGCGTCCACCCTCACCGACAGCGCCGGGACGGTGCTCGCTACGTGGAAGGCACAGACGCGGCACGCGCTCGATCAGAAAGCTCTCAAGGCCGCACACCCGGCCCTGCATGCCGAATTCACCACCACCGCGACGTCGCGGGTTTTCAGACTCAACAGGAGCAAAGCATGAATGCCATCGTCCAGGCCCGCCCTTCGCTGCTGGCGAAGATCGCCGGGAAGTACAACGTCGATCCTGACAAGATGCTCGCGACGCTCAAGGCGACCGCCTTCAAGGGCAACGTCTCCAACGAGCAGATGATGGCGTTACTCATCGTCGCCGATCAGTACAGCTTGAACCCTTGGACGCGCGAGATCTTCGCCTTTCCGGACAAGCAGAACGGGGTCGTCCCGGTCGTCTCCGTGGACGGCTGGTCGAGAATTCTGAATGATCACCCGCAGTTCGACGGCTGCGAGTTTGTCTTTGGACCGGAAGATGATCGCGGCCTGCCGCTGTGGTGCGACTGCACGATCTATCGCAAGGATCGCGGCCATCCGGTCACGGTACGCGAGTACCTGATCGAAGTGCGCCGGGACACCGGCCCGTGGAAGTCGCATCCGCGAAGAATGCTTCGGCATAAATCGCTGATCCAGTGCGCTCGCGTCGCGCTCGGTTTCTCCGGCATATACGACCAGGATGAGGCCGAGCGAATCGCCGCGGGCGAGGCTGTCATCGGCGACCTGCCGGCGAGTGCCTCGCGCACGGACCAGGCCAAGGCGTTGCTGTCGCGCAAGACACCGGCCGTCGAGGAGATCGTGCTCGAGGAGCCGCCGCCGCCGGTCGACACCGAAACGGGCGAGCTCTTCGACGTCGAGGCGTCCCGCTCGGCGGATGCAGAGGCGGCGCGGGAATGACCGACGAGACCGCCGTGCAGGTTTTCTGGATGATCCTCATCGTGCTCGGCTTCGTCGTGCCGCTCATCGTGGGCGCGATCTACGTTGAAGTCCTGGCGCCGAAGTCGCGCGCCTGGATCCGCCGCGTCCGGGGCATCGAGGCCGGCAAGAGAGCCCAGGCAAAGTGTTCCTGACCGCCGCCGAGCTCGTCGACCTGACCGGCCTGAAGCGGCCGACGCGGCAGCATGCCTGGCTGGTCGCGGCAGGCTACCCTGTCCAACTCGACGCGCGAGGCCGTCCGAAGGTGCTGCGGGCCGTCGTCGAGGCGCGACTCGGCGCCACTGGCGCGACACCGAAGGCGCAGCCGAACTTCAAGGCGCTGCATGGGACGTAACAAGCGCAAGCACCGGCACCTGCCGCCGCGCCTGCGGTTCGCGCACGGCGCCTACTACTACGCGGACGCGCGAGGAGGCCGCAAACCGTGGGTGCTGATCGGCCACGCTTACGTGGATGCGATCGTGCGGTATGGGCAGTTGGAGGCGCAGTCGGCCAATCGCCGCGACTTCGCCGCCCTGGTCGCCAAGTACACGGCCGAAGGATTGCCACAGAAAGCCGCGACGACACAGACCGTCTATCGGACGATGTTGAAGCGCCTGCGCGCGGTATTCGGCGCGATGGCACCGGCGGACATCGAGCAGATACACGCCTACCGCTACATGGACGAGCGTGGCAAGGCAGTCGGGCGACAGGAGATATCGCTGCTCTCGGCCGTGCTCACCTTCGGCGTGCGGACGGGCTGGCTGCGCACGAACCCGCTGCACGGAATCAAGCTCGGCAGTCAGCGCCGGCGTAAACGCTACCTCACGGATGCCGAGCTTGCCGCCATCGTGGCCGCTGCCGAGCTCGAGGCGGCGCACGCGATCCGGTTCCTGCACTACACGGCGCTTCGCGTGAACGACGCACTGCGGGCCCGGTGGCGCGACTGGCGGCCTGATGGCCTGCATGTGCGGGTGTCGAAGGTCGGCGTGGATCTCGTGTTCGACCGCACGCCGGGGCTGGACAGCCTGATGGCGGAATTGCGCTCGAGGAAGGTGGCGAGCCTGCACGTCCTAGCGGACCGTCAGGGGCGACCGTGGACGTACCGGCGGCTGTACGCCGCGTGGCAGAAGATCGCGCCCGAGAATGCGAACCTGCACGACTTGCGGCGCAAGCGGCTCACCGACTTGGCGCGCGATCGCGGGATCGAGATTGCTCAGCGGCTCGCTGCGCACAGCGACCCGCGGATGACGCAGAGCTACGTCAGTGGCGAGCGAAGGGTGGCGATATGAACTTGCCGCTACAAAAGATCCATGACCCCGTCGCCAGTTACGGGTTGCTGCTGCTGCCTGTTGGCTGCGGCCGCTGGCTAATGTGGTCAACTGATCGCGGGAGATTCCGCCTCACGTATCGGGGCGGGTTTCATAACTGCACGCGAACAGGCATCTACTGATTGAGCCGCTCGGAATAAGGAACAGTTGCGTAACAGCGGGCGCTAACAGGCTTTCGGATCAAAGACTTAGGTGCATCGGAATTCATGGGCCCCAAGAATCCAGAAACGGCCCCGAAATGCCGCGATTTCCTGTGCCAAGTAGCGTTTGAGCGTTGCCTTCAATTAGGCAACAAGGGCTGGCTAAGCGGTTGATTTGAGGAGTTAGCCGGGGGCGATAAGGAACAGCCATCCGGCGGCAATTGCGCGCCGGTCTCGGTCCACACGCACAGGCCGAGACATGCTCGAGTCTCGGACGTGAGTCGCATCGGCGTGCAGCCAGAGAGGAGCGCCATGAGTAGCAGGGCGCGCATCACACGTCCCACCGGGTTTGCAGGTATTCCGCGAGCGCCCGCATGTTCTGCAGCGAAATCGCTGGCGTATAAAAAATCAGCTCGCAGATGTCGCCGGTCATCGCCAGCGATGCGGCGTTGTTGCGCGCCCCGATGTTGAGCGTGTCCGTGACCGATCCCGAGCCCGGTTCGTTGCCAGTCTGCGTTGCGCAAGTGACCGCCTGGCCGCCCGTCAAGGGGTAATGGGTCGCGTGCGAGCCGTTATAGTGCTGCCCCGATATGATGTATTGATTCGTCACGCCCCAACCCGACGAGGTGCTGCGCGAGGACGTGGTGGCGCTCTTGCGGACCTGCGAGGAGCCGGGCGTGTCCTGCAAAAGCAGGAATCCGTTGTTCGACGCGACGGTGGCGCCTTGTTCCAGCAGAACGCCGGCAGTACCGCTGCCGCGGAAAACGATGAGATAGGTAAACGTCGTCGCGGCAAACGAGGCCCGCTGCAGGCAGTGCGCCGCCGCGAAACGGATCGCCGGCAGGCTATTGCGAATGTTCGTCAGGTATTGCGGCCGTTTGCCGGAGGTCGCCTGCGAGACATGGTTGCCGTTGCCGCTCTGGTCGTTCCACTGTTGCACGGTGTCCAGGTTGTTGGCGGCGGTCGTGCCAGCGTCGCTGTACACGCCCGCATCGGCCTTGAGCCACAGGTAGAGCCCGGACACTTCGGGCGGGGTGACGACGAGCGCCGAAGTCGCCGTCAGCGACGACAGCACCGTGCCCGAGAGGCTCAACCCGCCGCCGACCGTCAGTTCCTGCGGATCGCCCGCACCGGCGAGCGAGCCACGCCCGATGAGGCGCGTTGCGGCCGAAACGTTCTGCATCTTGGCGTACGTGACGGCATCGTTGTCGATGGTCCACGTCGAGCCCGAGCCGCTGACGGTGATGTCGCCCTTGTCGCCGTCGCTGACGCCGCTCCCGCCGCCACTGCCGATGAACAGGATGACGGTCACGTCCTGATTGGTCTGCGGCAGGAGGCCGCTGTCGGTGATCGTGACCGGCAACGTCCACCACGTCCCGTGGTCGGTCGGTGAGCCGCTCAGTTCCACACGCAGGAAGCGTGTCGAGTCGAGGCGCTGCTGGAACAGGATCGGCGTCCCGGCGGCGAGAAACTCGAAGACATTGCCGCAGTCGGACCCTGCGCGATTGTTCTCACTGATGTAGACCTCGGTAACCGAGGCGGGCGTGGCGTTGTTGAATCGCACGTCGCCGCTGCCGGGATCGCCCGAGGTCGTGGTGGCATCCATGCGCCACTGGCCGTGAATCGCCGGACCGCCGTCGCCGACCGCGGAGGAGTCCTGCCAGTAGGTCGAGCCGGAGTCCGGCGGCTGATTGGTGTTCGCGACGACGCAGACCTTCTGCACGCCGTCGGTGTAGAGCACGACGTCATTGACGGCGTAGGAGACGGTCGAGCTCCACGGCCCACGCCAGCGCATGCGGCTCGGATCGTCCACCGCGGTCGGCGGCGCCACACCGGACTGCAACTCGATGTTGTCGATGAAAAACCCGAGGCTCGTTCCGGTGCCGACCACCTGGATGCGCAGTTGATCGACGATCAGGCCACCGGCGCCGAAAGCCGTCACCGGGATCACGACGATCTGATATGCCCCGACGAGGCCAGCATCAAAGCCGAATAGCCCGTGCTTGAGGGTGACCTGAGACCCCCGCTGCGCGTTGCCCTGGCGCCACCAGAGCAGCAGCGAACGGGTCGCGGGCCACGCCGCCTTGTTGCGGATGCGCAGGACGAGGTTGTCGCGCGCATTCGGATCGAACGTCGCTGGCGCCTCGAAGTTGAGCCAGTTACCCGTTACCGCGTTCGTTGCCTCGATGCACAGCGACCCGGCAAAGGGACTCGAGGTGCTCGTCAGATTCAGCGGCGCGCCGTTCTTCGTGGCCGTCCACTCGACGTTTTCGCGGTAGACGACGTAGGTCGTCACCTCCGGTGCGGTTGCCCCGGCCGGCACATAGACGAAGGTGAGCTCGAGCTGGCTCTCCGGGTCGACGTCCGGCCGCTCCGGATTGACGGCCGGCGTGCCGGTGATGACTACCACGTCGCCCGCGGTATCGACCGCGATGATGTCAATGCGCGGGTTTGTGGCGTCCGCTGTCGTCAGCGTGACGGTGTCGGAGGCCGAGGTGTACTCGGTGCCCTGGATGACGTAGCGCGCCGCGGCGACGTCGAACGTCAGTCCCGATACCCATGAGACGCCGCCGCCCGAGACTATGTAACTGCCCGTCGCCGCCGAGTCGCCGAGCTGCTGGTAACGTGCATCGCCGCGTGCTTCCGTGAGGTACTGCGGGTGATCGTCGTCTTCTAACCCTGTCAGCAGACCGTGATCGGTCGTCCCGGCCGGTCCCGGTGGGCCCGTCGGCCCGGCTGGTCCCGTCGCACCGTCCTCGCCGTCGACACCGTCCGCGCCCGGTGGTCCGGCCGGTCCCGTCTCGCCGGCTGGGCCCGGCGGACCTTGCGGACCTTCTGGCCCCGGAGGCCCTTCCGGTCCCGGCGGACCCTCGCCCGTTCCGGTGCCACCGCCCCCGCCGATCGTGACGTTGACGGGAACCCGTGCCGAGAGCGTGCCGTCCTCGAGCGTGAGTCCGCTCCCGACCGTGATCTCCTCCGGCAGGCCACGGCCCGGCGAGGTGCGACCGAGCAGTCGGCCACTCTCCATCTCCCGCTCGGGTCCGGGCGGTCCCTGTGGACCCTCTGGTCCCTGCGGTCCAGGCTCACCGGGTGAGCCTGCCGGCCCTGCCGGACCCGGAGGCCCTGCGGGGCCTGTCGGACCGGTCTGTCCCGGCGGTCCTGAGGGACCAGGACTGCCCCGAGGTCCGCTCGGTCCAGGAGGTCCGGAGGCGCCCGCAGGCCCCTGTGGACCAGCCAGTCCCGGCGAGCGTTGCACTGCGGCCTCGTCCTTGAGCCACCGATCTCCGTCGAAGACATAGAGCGCCTCGGTATCGCGCGTCCGCACCAGCCAGCCAGTCTCCGGGGCGGCAAAGAGCCACTTGTCGTCCAGCCGGACGGCGAGCTCGGCGGCGTGGCCTTCCCAATCGTCTACCGGATCCGGGCCGATCAGGTAGGTATCCCCCGCTACCGCAGCGGCCGGCGGCACCTCCCGGGCGCCCAAGAGCTCGAGCAGGGGTGCCTCGTGCGTCACGCATCCTCCCCGAGCAGCAGCATTGCCAGTTGCGGCCGGTCATCGCCGGTCGCGGTGGTGGTATTCGTCCCGGTAATCGCCACGAGCTCGACGTATTGTCCGGCCGTCAGGTAGTAGACGGCGCCGGGATTCAATATCGGCGTGTTCGTCCCGGCCGCATCGGAGCGGCTGCCATCCTTGGCGATTTCGGTCGTGCCATCCACGCGCAGGATCGCCTGGCGCGTCGTGCCCGTGTTCGCGGCGAAACCGACGTGGCCCGCGATGGCATAGAGCCCATCGACCGTGGCCGTGATTCGCGTCGCGTTGGTCCCGAGGTCGACCATTCCGTCGTCGTCGTTTTCCTCGGTATCGAAGCTGATCGCCGTCGATCCGGAATTGACCGTCTGTGCGGAGCCCGCATAGCTGACCCGCGCGCCGACGGTGCTGGCGACGTCCGCCTTCGCGAGCGACATCGCGACGTACTTGGAATCGAGCGCGCTGCCGTGCGTGTGGCGTATCCGCATCTCGACGTAGTCCGTCGCGGCAAGGTAGGCGATTGCAACGACCGGCGTGGAATGCCCGGCGTTGAGGCCGCCGCCCGTGAGGCAGACCTGACGGGCCCCGAGCCACGGGCCGGCCCCGTTCTTGCGCAGCATGATCTTCCGTAGTGTGGCGCCGGTACTGGTCAAGTCCCATCGGTTGTGAGCCGTGATGACGTACCAGCCCGTTTCTCCCGTCGGGACGGTGAGTCGAGTCGTGGACGTGCCGGAATCGAAATAGCCGCCCTGATCGAGATCCTCGGTCGAGAAGCCGGCCGTGGTATCGGTCGCGTTGCTGATGGACACGTCCGAGATGCGACGTACGGCCGCGCCGCGCGAGGGAGCCGCCCAGATCTTCGCGATCCCGAACTTGGCCCCGGCCTCCACCGTGCGCGAGCCACCGCCCGTGAACCAGTTGACGAGCTGGCGCGCCGTACCGCCCGCCGGGATATTGGCGCAGAAGGCGTTGCTGTGGTGCTCGTCGTATGTGCCGCCGATGATTCCCTCGTAGAGGCTCGCGTAATTGCCAGACGGCCACGTCGCGCTCGAGGCGCCCTGGGTCAGGTTCCCGGCCGAGTACCACGCCGTGCCCAGGTCTTTCACAAGGTTCGTCGTGAGGAGGTGCCAGCCCGCGGAATCGGACGGCACCGTGACCTCGGCGCCGCTGCTCCAATAGCCGCCGAAGTCGGCGACCTCCGTATCCCAGTCGATGGCGGTATTGGCGCTCACCGTCAGCGAGACGGAGGTCGAGCGTGTAAGCACCGCACCGCGAATCGGGAAAGCTCCGCTGTAGGAGAATTCGCGGATCTGCCGTTCCCACGATTCCACGCCATCGCGCTCGGCCGCGATCTCGAGCCGTGCGTTAAAGGTGCCGGCGACGTCCGGCATGGAGAACTCGTCGTCGTCGACGTTGAGCTCGGTGTGCTTCAGCGTGTCGGTGTCGTCGTCATAGAAATAGAGGTTGTAGGTCGTGCCCGCTTCCGGCCCGATCGAGTCCTCCTCCTGAGAGATGAACGAGGCCGTCTGCTGCTCACGATCGCGGTGCGCCCAACTGACGATGAACCCTGGCACCACATCGCCCGCCGGGAACGCCTCGCCGTTGATCCGGATCTTGCCCGGCGGATACGGCCGGAAGATCCGCGATGCGTAGGTGAGCGACATTTCCGTTGCATCGTCAATGGAGCTGTCGCCACCGCCCGCCGCGGACAGCAATTTGTAGTCGACGGTATCGCCGTCGAACCGCTCGACCGCATCGCGGCCGAAGTCCTCCTCGTCGTACTCGAGGAGCCACACGTCGGTGCCACTGGCGATGATCTGCGGCGTCGTGTCGAGCACGCCGCGGTTGACGCCGATGACGCCGGTCGCGAGGTTCGTGAGGTCGGTGACCTCCATCTGCTCCTCGGTACTGCCGCCCGGAAGCAGCAGCCGATCACCGACCGCGATGTTCAATCCCAGTTCACCAGTTCCATCCTCATCGATCGTGATCGTCGTATCGTCGCGTGCGACGTCCGCCGTGAGTTGCGATTTCGGCGCAAATGACATGCCCTCCTGCGCCAGCTCAAAGTCGGCCGGATCAATGCGCGACCAGATGCCATAGCTGTACTGCATGGCATTGGCGCCCTCGGCCAGCGTGTAGACAAATCCCGAGGTATCAGACAACGCCGCAAAGTCCGCCGGACTGGCCTCGCGAACGACGTCCCAGTACGTCCCCTCGAGGATGTGCTGATCGGCGACGGGCTGCGGTGTAACGTCCGGTTCGTCCCAGCCGGTCGGCTGCTCTCCCTGGTAGCTGTTCTCCGGCAGGCCGAACACGTCCTCGGCGAGCTCGGCGCGGATCTCGCCGTTATTGAGCCCGCCGTAACTCACATCCATGACGCGGCAGATGAGCTCCGAAAGCCCGAGCTTGGCCCACGAGAACTTGATGACGCCGCCCGGTCGGAGCGTCGCCGCCTTGCGGGTGAATCGCACCTTGATTCGGGCGAGTGCGGCCGTGCTGGCCGTGAGATCCCGCTGTGCGACGCGCGCGGCGAGCGTCGGATTCGGGATGCCGGGATACTCCCGCGTCTCGGCGATGACGTCACCCTGACCGTAGACGCTGGCGAGATCCTGCACGGTGATGACGGCGTCCCTGCCGGCCACCACGTCGAAATAGCGCACGCTGATCTCGTTGACGATCTCGCCCGCGCCGGCCCGCTCGAAGGACTCCACGTTGATGATGCTCGACTCGTCGAATACCTCGAGCGTCTCCGGATCGTAGTCGCCGCGGATCGGCGTGAGCATGAACTTGCCGGTGAACGGGTCGGCGTAGTAGACCGCGCCGCAGTGATCGAGCACGGTCTGGATGAAGTCCTTGACAGGCACCTGATTCGACCAGAAGAAGCAGAGCCCCATGCCTTCTTCGTAGAAAATATCCGCCGCCGCCGTGAACGAGTCGTCGTCGATCATGGAGGTCGGATAGTTCATCCGCATGTACGGATCGGTCAGGCACTCGCGGATGATGTGTGCGGGGTTCATGCCGCCGCGATCGGTGGTGATGCTGACGTCCTGATAGGCCCTCGCCTCGGCGCTGGTCGACCCGGAGAAGTAGGCACTGCCGTCGAATGGATCTGGGTCGGCAGTGCGGACCCCGATCCCGTCGCCTGAGTTCGTCCAGCCGGTCAGTCCGCTCTCTGCGCCGGGATTCACGATCTCTTGCAGATCGTTGTCGACTTCAAGGGCGATGTTGTCGATGAATCCGTCGTTGTTACCGCCGGAGATGCGATCCATCTTCATCCAGACGCGAATCTTCGCCGTCCCGGCGGGCACGGTCCCGGTCAGCGTGCGCTGGGTCCATTCGTGGTCCGGCACGCCACTGATGGTTGAGTCACTCGAGCCGATTACGGCGTTGTCGAGATCCAGGAACTGCACGCCCATGCCGGCGTAGTCCCACTCTTCCGGATGCCACGAACTCTGCCACCACCGAAGCTCGAACGGCTTTTCGCTGGTCGTCGCCTCAAGCTCGGTTACCGCTGCTTTTTCCTCATACCATTGATCGGATCCGTCCGCCTGCGCGTAAATGCGAGAGCAGCGAAACCACCACGGCTTGACATACGGCGTATTCGCCGAGACGCGCCCGGCCCTGAAGATGACGGAGACCACGCCGCGAAACGCCGGGATCAGTGAGCCGAGTTTCGAGACCAGGTAGGCGTTCTGCGTCTGAGCAGCGTCCCCGAACAGGATGTCCGCGACGCCCTCGATTCCACCCTCGCGCTTATCACCGCCGAACAGATCCCATGCCTCGATGCCGGTGAAGGTGTTGCTCGACACCGGCCCGCGCCACGCCGAACGCTCGCCCACGATGATCTCGTCGAGCCTGTCGAGCGTGCGGCACAGCACGAAGTGCAGGCCCATCCGGTAGCGGTAGCCGACGACGACTTTCTTACTGCTGCCCACCGCTCACTTCCTCGAGCGCGTGGCGCACCGTGCGCGCCGCCATCGCATCCCCTGTCGCCAGCATCCGCTCGGCCTCGATCCCGTTGCGGCAGAAATCGAACCAGTCCCAGCCGTGGCGCGCGAAGAAGGCGCGCGCGCCGCGCGAGCAATACTGCCGCTTCGGCGTGTCGTGGTAGAGGTGCCGGCGGTAGACGCGAAGGCTCATTTCTTGCCGCTCTTCTTCTTGATCTTTTCGGTACTCAGGTCGCCGTACCAGGCGAGCGTCGGCGCCTTGATGATGACGTGACCGAACACCATCCCGACCGCGCGGCCCTCCTCGATCTGCGGCACGTCGAGCTCATCGAGCGCGGCCGGCTTTGGCGGCTTCGGTTTCGGTGCGAGTGCCGCGGCGACGTAGCTCGCCACGATCATGATGATCAGCTTGACCCACCAGACCACCTCGCACCTCCTAGTAGATCGGCGTCCCGGTGAATGGGTTTTTCTTCGGCATGTGCGTAAACCCGCCGTAATTCAGGCTGTTGGCGTAGACCTCGTCGCAGGTTGTCATCGTGTGATCGCAACCCGGCAGCAGCGTGACCGGACTGGTGACGATCAGTGCGGACGAAAATCGCCGCGATAGCGTGAAAACATTACCGCTCACAGACTCGATCAGCCGCCGCTCGGTGATCGCCGGCGAGCCGGTCACGAACTCGATGAAGCCGCCGGGATACGGGTGTGTGGAGTGTTTGCCGGCCACCGTGACCGTGAGCCCTGAGATCGCCGTGACGGTCGTCGCGTACTCGAAACCGGCCCGCGCGACCTTGCAGTCGTTGGGGTTATAGAGCGCGTAGGGACAGGCGACCTGGTAGTAGCGACCGAGCCCGTTGCGATTGATCGAGATACTCGCCGGCTCGCAGGACATGAGCGCCGTGGAGGTGTCCTCCCAGGAGACATTGAGCAGGCGCCCGACCCAGGCGACCGCGACCTCGGAATCCCCACGATGGAGACGGCGCACGATCAGGCCGATGGATTCATCCGGCGGCTGAATGCGAAAGAGCTCTGCCACCGGATGATTGCGCCGCGTTCTCAGGTTCAACGCATTGCGCGGCTGCTCCGCCGAGAGCGCGATTTCCGTGCGCTCGATCGGTTCGCTTGTGTAGGTGTTGCTCGAGTAGACGACGTCGACCTCGGCCGAGGTGTAGCGGTAGGTGGCGTTCTCGGCATAGAACTCGTAGAGCTCGAGCGGTGCGCCGAGCTGCTCACTGATTTCGTGCGCCTCGTAGGTCACGACGGCACCGGCGCTTCCTGCGCCGCCACGACGACTTTCGGCCCCACCACCGGGCGGTGCAGCCACTCGATGCGATCCTGCGCGAGGCGCATCCGGTGCAATGTCGCAAAAAGTGCAATGTCGTCCTGCGTGACGGTCTGAGGCATCGTGCCGGACAGCGTGAGCGTCTCGATGCCGCTCCCCGGCGTGATGGTCGTCACCTGGCGCGCGATCGTCGTCCCGTCCGTGAGCCGGAAAAAGATGTCCGCCTGGTCATCCGCATAGCCGGTCTGCATGCCGACCTCGCGGATCACGACCGTGCTCGAGCCGCTCGTGGCCGTCGCGGCGAGCTCGAGGCCATTGTTGAAGGTCGGTAGCCAGAACGCCTTTTGACGGCCACGCAGCGCCGCGAGCTTGCGCCGCAAGGCCCACGAGTCGGCCCGGGTCAGCGGTTGCCAGGCGAGGCCGAGCGTCTCCGACGGATGTTCAAGGGAGGTGTCGCGGAACGGCCGCGCGATCCCATTGTCGATCGTATTGAACGCATGCCGGACGTACTCCGGCACGGCCACCTCGCCGACCTCCGGACAGTCATCGATCAGGTAATCGCCGCGGTAGGTGTCAAATCCGCTCGTGTCCTCGGTCGCCTCGGCGTCGTCATAGCACAGCCATTCGACCTGCCCCGTGCGGTGCGGGCCGGCGCCGTGCATGGCGTCGAGGCCTGTCTGGGAGTCGCACTCGAGCAGGCGCAGGACGTGGCCGCTCGGGTAATCGTTGGCGAGTGCGGAGACGGTCAGGCCGCCCGTCGTGGACCCGGACACCGTCAGCGCCTCAAAGGTCTCTTCGTCCTGCCAGATGGCGAGCGACATCGCGGCCGTGAACTGCGGCGCGGTGTTGTCGAAGGTCAGCGTCGTCGCCCCGGCGGCGGCGGAGACGATGCGCGGAAAGCTTGACCAGTCCGGCACCTCGAATGGCCCGGGATGGACGCCGCGCATCATGAGCCGCGCCCGCTCATACGCACGCGGCGAGGAGAACACGTACTCGTGATTCAAGCGCCGGCGCGGCGTCGCGACGAGCTGGATGCGCTGCTCCTCGGAATAGGCGCGCAGCGCGTCGGTGTAGAACTCGACCCCCTCGAGCATCGTATCCGCCGGTGGAAACGGCCAGATCATCCGCCGACGCTCGCCATGCGCACCCGCGTCCCGTTGCGCGAAATGAAATTGAGCATGACTTCCTCGCCCTGCGCGGAGAGGAGGTAATCGCGGATCACGCCGGTATCGAAGGCGTTGATGTTGCGCAGGTTGACCTGCGGCGCCGGCGCGGCCTGTGCCATCGGGATGATCGTCTTGCCGACGTTGCCGCCCATGACGATCTCGGGACCAGACTCCCCGACCACGCCAAACTGCCCCGGTGCGATGAAACCGCCCGACTCGAAGAAACCGCCGAAGAAACTCATCAGCGCATCCATCCAGCCGCCACCACTGCTGCTGCCACCACTGCCGAAGATCT